GAGGGACGCTGAGTTCCTCAACCAAGAAGTTTCTGTCCTTGTCGATGGAGAAGAGCAGACCGTCACCCTGAAGGAGGCGCTGGACGGATATACCCGAACCCAGACCTTCCACAAGCGCATGAACGAAATCGAGGAGGCGAAGCAGGTAATCCAGCAGACCGCCACCGATGCCGTTCAGAACTATGAGTATTCGGTGGGGCTTGCGAAGCAGATTGAGGCGCACCTTGAGAAGTTGGTGCCGCCCGAGCCCAACTGGGACGAGGAGTTCAAGAAGAACCCTGTTCGCGCCCGCGAGATGCAGAAATACTACGATCAGGTTAAGGGGTTCCGCGCGGAAATGGACAAGCAGTTGGCCGAGGCCAACGAAAAGATGCAGCACCATTCGGCGGTCCAGCTCAAGGGCTACGTCGAAACCGAATCCAAGCGGTTTGACGCGAAGAATGCCAAACATTGGTCGGCAGACCCCAAGAAGAAAGGTAAGGACCTTCAGGCGATGCGGCGGACCGCACTTGCGGAGGGTTTCACGGAGGAAGAGGTTTCGCAAGTCTACGACAGCAGGATGCTTCAAGTCCTGTTGAAAGCAAGTAAATACGACAGAATGATGGCTTCGCGGCCTAAGCCAGTTACGCTGGTCGCAAAAGGTGGCGCAAAGAAGGTTGTTCCCTCTGGCAGCGGCTCCGCTCGTGCGAAGACCGCCAACAAGGGGTTCACAACCGCGATGAAACGGCTCAACAAGACGGGGCATATTGAAGACGCCGCCGTCGTGTTCGACGAGATCATCGGCAGGGAAGGCAGAAGGCGCTAAAGGCAAGCCGTACGCCCACAGAGGCATCGGCGGATTACATCGGAATATCAGTCGACCGATCAATGCAAGGGCGGCTGCACTTTCGGTGTTCCTGACAGCCCAGAACCAACTGGAACAGGAGAATTATTATGCCTAAGGTTGCAAATGCTTTTACTACCTACGACGCGAAAGCGAACCGGGAGGACCTGTCGAACTCGATCTACAACATCGACCCGTTCGACACGCCTATCCTTTCGCTGAGCCGTCGCCGGAACGTCAAGAACCGGACCTTCGATTGGCAGACTGAACACCTGCCGACCGTCGATCCGAACAATGCCCAGATCGAAGGTTTCGAGCTGGTTCGTGGTCCTTCCCAGCCGACCGTTCGGCTGACCAACGTGGCGCAGATTTCGAAGCGCGATGCGACCGTTTCCGGCTCGCAGGAGGCTTCGGACGCCGCTGGTAAGGGCTCCGAAATGGGTCACCAGATGGCGATGGCCTCGAAGGTCCTCAAGTCGGACATCGAGTCCATTCTGTCTTCTCGGCAGGCTCGTGACGATGGCTCCGCTACCCTTCCTCGGAAGACGGAAGCCATCGCTCACTGGCTTGGCAGGGCGCTTGACCGGGCTGGAGCCCCGGCTGGAGCGGTGATCGGCGTTACTGCTGGTCTTCCGACCCTTGCCACGGATGCGTTCGCAGCCGTTGCGGGCGCTTCGCAGGTCGCGATGACCGAACTGCTCGTCGGCGATGCCATGCAGAAGGCGTACACCAACGGTGCTCGTCCGGACACGATGATCGTTCCGCCCGCTATCAAGCGGACGGTTTCGACCTTCGAGGGCCGTGCATCTTCGCAGGTGCTCGTGGGCAAGACTGAAGTCGTGGCGACTGTGGACGTTATCGCTACCGATTTCGGTCGTGTCAAGGTGATGCCGTCGCTCTGGATGCCGACGGACATTTCGTACATCCTCGACGCCGACTACCTCGCGGTTGGATACTTCCGGAACTTCCGGCAGCTCCAGATCGCGAAGATCGGCGACGCCGAAACCCGCCTGATTCTGGCGGAGTGGGGTGTCGAAATGCGCAATCCCCTCGCCCACATCCTCTTCAATGGTGTGAAGCAGGGCGACGTCATCGGCGGACCGTAGTTCCTCCCGCGAAACTTGGGGCGGCATCTCGCCGCCCCCTTTTGAGGAGTTAGTAGAATGCCCCCAAAATCTGAAGCACAGAGGGCGGCAATGCATGCCGCCGCAGCCGGGAAATCCACGCTCGGAATTCCCAAGAAAGTCGGCAAGGAATTCTCAAAAGCCGACAAGAAGGGCAAATTGCCCATGCGGGTATCGAGGAAGTCAAGAAAATGACTCCAATAGTTATCGACCTGTCGCACCACAATGTTATTCCTGAGAGCCTTCAAGAGGCGAGGGCTTCGGGGATTATCGGGGTAATTCACAAGGCTACCGAAGGTGTCTCGTACCAAGACAACAAGGTGGACGCCCGTGAAGCGTTGTGCCGGGATGCCGGAATGCTGTTCGGGCTCTACCACTTTATTCGCCCCGGAAGCATTACGCAGCAGGTCGATAACTTCATGGACGTCTACGAAAGGTACGAGAATAGGGACGTTCTAATCGCGCTGGACTACGAAGATACCGGCGTGTCGCTCGATGATTGTGTGAACTGGCTTCTGGCCATCGAGGGCGAGACGAAGAAGAAGCCTGTCATCTATTCCGGTCACGTGCTCAAAGAAAAGTTGGGCGGGAAGCAACATCAGACCCTCAACGGCGGAAATTACCCCCTCTGGTTGGCGCAGTACGGCTCGAATGCTACGCTGCCTCCCGGATGGTTCCGATACTGGCTGTGGCAGTATACCGACAAGGGCGAAGTGCCCGGTGTAACGCCGCCGACCGACCTCAACGCGGGCGAAATAGATGTCGTCCGTGCTTATTGGGTCACAACCACCGTACCCGAGGTGAATGGCATGGATATTGGTGAAGCTGTCGCCCAGATGCGGAGCGGCGCGAAAGTCACGCGGATGGGCTGGAACGGCAAGGATATGTGGTTGATGCTTCAAGTTCCGGATTCAAACTCGAAGATGACCCTTCCTTACGTCTATATGAAGACGGCGCAGGGTGACCTTGTGCCGTGGCTGTGCTCGCAAACGGACCTCCTCGCAACAGATTGGATGATTGGATGAGCAACACATCGCCTCCTAATAGTAATGGTGGCGTTGCGGGTACAGTTACAAAAACAGCAGACAAGATCGTTGACACGATAGGTTCACCAGTCTTGATTACTTTGATCATTCTAGCCGCTGGCGCGATTGGAGCGATCATTTGGATTTGGGACAAGCAGTCTGAGCGGAATATGCACGGCTACATTAAACTGGTAGACGAGTGTCTACCGAATAAGGAGAAGCTGTGATGATTGAAGCCATCCTCGTTCTGCTGATCTGGATTTGCGTAATCGCGGCGTTGATCTACTTGGTGTTCTATGTGCTAACCACGGTGGTTGGCCTTCAGATTCCGGCCAAGGTGATGCAAATCATCTGGGTAATATTCCTGCTTGTAGTGTTACTTCTCATTCTTAGGACGGTGTTGCCCAGCCTCGGGGTTAATCTACCGTAAACTGCATGTGGGTACTTGACAACGTACTGGAGTACTGTTATGGTGGAAGTCCGGCAGGTGTACCGCGATTCGGATGGGGTGCGGCGAACTGCCATTTGGGACACGGACGACCCCTCGAAGGTTACCGTCAAGACCGAAGTGGACTTGACGCAAGCAGTGGAGAATAATCACGCATTAAGGGAAATGCACCCTAGACGGTCGATGAATAAGCTCATCGCACGAGGGGTGCCACTCACCGTCGCCGAACAAGCGATACGAGAGCAGTGGGACGATCGAGACTGGGCTAAGTGGCTCGACGACCCCGACAACGCAGCCTTTCGTGTTTGGCAAGGACGGGTGGGTAAATGACAGCGCTCTCCGACCAATGTGACGTAATCCGGAGCTGGTTGAACCTCGGAGCGGACGTCTATCCCGATTCGGTGGTCACTTCGTGGATCAGAATGGCCGAAGAGGCCCTGTCCAAGCGTCTCCGGGTCAAGGAGATGGTCCAGATCGACGTCGGAACGCTCATTCAGGATCGCTACCTGCTTCCGTCCGACTGGCGCGAAATGGACTTCATTCGGGTTATCGGTGGCAAGGCGCGGCGATATGTTCCCCGCGATGATTTCTACAACCCCGACGAGCCCTTCGCAAGCGACCAGAAGAACTGTTACACCCTCTCCGGGAACTACATTATCGTCGGCGGGATTAGCGCCACGGCTCCCACTCAGCTCGAAATCACGTATTATCAAGACATTCCCCCACTGGGTGTTGATCCGAACTGGATTATCCTCAAGGCCCCCACCCTTTACACGATCGCGACCCTCGGTATCGCTTCGATGTACTCCATCGAAGACGAACGCGGGCCTCTGTGGTCGGGACAAGTCGACACCCTCGTTCAAGACATGAACGACGAACATTCTCGGAGTAAGGCCAGCGGGTCGCGGCTCACTCTCCGCCATCGTAGGAGCTTCGGATAATGCCCCTCGCAACAACTGGTGAAACCACTGTTCTGGGCGCTCTTCTGGCGGCGCGATTCATATCCCTCCACACTGCCAATCCGGGGAATACCGGAGCCAGT